TAATGCTCATGGGAGTCCTCAAACTTCTCTATGAGCATCTTACAAGATACTTCATCAATAACATTATCATAAACTCTAATTAGATTATCAGCCATATTTGAATTATTCATTCAAGGTAATGTAAATACGAATGGGCAAAGTATTTAGGACCAGATATTGGTTTTCTGCCAGCGTGTAACCAACACCACATAGGTGGAAATATTACCATCGTTCCTGCTTTAGGTTTAACCGACAACGGCATATATGTTCCCGGTTTCATTATCTGTGGAAACTCTGTCTCTCCACCTTCCTCAACATCGTTTAGATACATAAGAAAATTGAGAAACCTCTTCTGGCATCCTGCAGTAGAGTCCACGTGCTCATCAAATCTATCATAATCATTAGCCAAATATCGTTTTATTCTAATGGCCTCGTATCCAAATTTCTCGGGCCACATCATCTCAAGTATATTACATTCTTCTTTGTAGATGTTTACATAATACAACATAGCTTCTATCAGTTGTTCTCGTATACCTTTCCACTCATCGTGGTTAAAGATATTGATTTGATTAAAAGAAATAGCCATGTTTTTATTTTTTACTAAAACAACTTCATGTTGATCCTCATATGTTTCAAATTTACCTATAAGAAGATTACAAGAATCCTCATCAATAACATCTTCATAAATACGAATGTAATTATCCATAGCAAAACTTTTCTTTAGCAAATGTATCTATTTTTTGCATAACTTCATCAGTATAATATTTCTCCGGATCATTATTTATCGTCTTGCCAAATGTCTTTGTGCCATCAGGTAACTCTATTCTTGTTGACACTGCCTGAAAAATACCAGCTTCTAGTGCTAAATCTAAAAGACCATAATACTTGTCTAAACCCTTTGTGTAAGACAACCTAACGTCTACCACTTGATTCTCTTTTGTTAGACGGGACTTGTATGTCTTACAATGGATGATGTTACCTATCACCTCTGTTCCATCCTTATCTTTCTTCTTTGATAGATAAATGATTTGTGATGCAGCATACTTGAGTCCTGAACCCCCACCCATTTCTTTCTGTGGGAACATCGAACCCACCACATCATAGGTATGATTAGTCAGTATCAATGGTACACCCAGTTTACCCAACTTCAAAGTCAAAACTCTAAAAGTAGCCTTGACTATCTGAGCTCTCGTCATGTCTCTAGTTTCTTTACCAGCTTCTGTATCTTCTATCTCTTTCGTTGTAGATAACATACCTAAACTATCAAGACATAAAAGTAAGGGTTTCTGTTCTTCATCATCTTCATATGCACCAAGCACTGCTAAAGATTGATGCCGAAACTCTTGCACTGTAGTCACAGGTAGTATCACCATACGAGAAGAATCTATACCTCGTTCTTCAATCATATCTTTAGTGATAGCCGATTCACTCTCAAAGAAAACCACACTACCCCCTGGATTATCTTCCAGAAAAGTTTTACATACACCTAAGACAAAGAACGTCTTTCCTGTGGCTGACTCCCCTGCGATTGCAGTAATCTTATTCTGAGGTAGCCCACCATAAAGGCTACCGGAACAAAGAGCATTAAAAATAAAGCTCCCAGTATCGACATAGCCAGACACATCAGCAGTAGCAAGACCGTCACTAACAATTGTACCATATTCATTTCCTGTTTCTTTAATTACATTCTTCAAGAAGTTTGACATCTTCTGTTTCTCCTTCACTCCAGCTCATAGTATACCATTCAATCCCCCTCTCCTTAAGCATCTCTTTTACTAGATCCTTTTGGGAGAGAGGAATATTCATTGTTTTATACTTCTTATTTTCATATACAGCTAACAACAATTAGTTCTTTCCTTTATCTGTAAAGTGTCTTTTGTATATGCCCTGTTCGACCATACGATCTTCATACGCTTCAATCTTTCGGACAATACGCCGATCAATCCAATGTGCTAAAAGAACTACTCCCACAAGGCCTATACCAATTGCACTTAACAATATCGTTTCTCCACTCATGCTCCGTACCTCTTTAGATTGGCTTCAAACTCATGCAGACGACGCCAAATTGAACGCAGTTCTGTAATCGTTGTCCAGTTGTGTAAGAATAATGCAAAGCCTCCATGCACTCTACTAAATGCATTACTGACCTGCACCATAACACCAAGAGTAATCATGCCTGTAAACAAACCAGGTCCCATTACAATGTAAGGCGCAATAATCATAAACTGGTCGTAGAGGGATACCCATCCATCAAAGTATCCATAGTGTAAATACAATCTATGATAATTATACCTAATGCCTGTAAACAGTTCGCCTAATGTTTCTGGCTTTGCAAAGTTGATCTTGTCATCTTCACCAAGCACCAAGTCCTTTCTAAAGGCAGCTTCTACTCTCTGATTATTATATTCTAAATGCGGTAGTTTCCAACCCACAAACCAACTGATACCCATACCACCAACAGATACTAATAGAGTAGCCCATACTAATGAACCTTCTATATCTCTAATGATTGGTAAGTCTACCTTGTCACTGAAACCCCATAAGATTGGAATGAACGCAATCAATGTCATCACTGCTCGTACCACTTGCAGTCCTAATGACTCGATGATTCTTGCCCATCTATTACAATCTTCCTGTATACGTTGTGATGCTCCTTCTATCTCACCATCAACTACCTTCCATCTAGGAATATAACTGAATGTAATCGCTTGTCTCCAACGCAGTCCATAAATTCTTGCAAACCAACCTGTAAAGATGGCTAGTGCCACATACGGAAATGCAATCTCAGCAAAGGATACTTTAGCAACTTCAGAATCAAAGCCACTCATTGTATACTTCAACGAAATAAGCTGACTAAAGAATAGTGCAATGCCCTCGTCAGACTTATCTACATAATCTCCAGCGTTCTGTAACAGATCGTAAAACACTCCATACCACGCATTGATGGCTACTGTCATCTGCACCTGTAACCACAATGATCCTATTAGTAGAATAAGTCCACCCCAAGCCCACAGGGCCCAATCTCTATTCCACCAAAATGATTTTAACATTAAAACAATCCCTCCAATGTCGCTCGTCTGGTGTGTCGAAATAAATCAAACGTCTTATATTTTCCAAAGCACCATACATTTTCAATGTAGAGCTTATTCATAAATTCAACTAACTCTTCCTTAGTTTCAAATTTATTCTTCCCTTGAGGCCGTTGCATGATTCGCATACCAATTTGCCCAAGAAAATCTGGTTGTAGGTGATCTACTAATTCATCACATGAATAGTATCTCACATTTTTAATTTTAGGATCCATAATGTTAGTCATTAGAAATCCTTTCTCACTTAAAGCATTAAAACTATTTAGAGCCACTGGGAGATAGAACTCATCTCGCCACCTTTCATATTCACTGAACTTACTCCATGACTGATCTTCTTCAAAGTCACCTCCCTCATTATATCTTTCAGTCGCAAAGTATGGTGGCGATGTAAATGCACAATCTACATTCTCAATCGTCTCCCATGGCAAATCTTCAGCACCACATCTGTATATTTGTGTAGTCTTTCCTGGGGACATCTTACTATACTCTCTAATCATTTCAGAGTATACTTTAAATGTATTGGGGTTTGGATCACAACCAATATAATGAGTGGCATTTGATGCAAAGAACCCAGCTAGTCTATCACCCCAACCCATAGATGTATCTAGTACAGTCTTGGCATCAGTCATGTTATAAATGACCTTTGCTACAATTGGTTTGAACTGTGTTGCAATGTATGTACCTAAACGTAGGACTTCCATTACACTCTTGGGACTTAAATCTTCAGTGCTGTTTACACCTCTCCATAAGCCACCAATAGATGACCATATTTGTTTAGGTGTGCCCTGTTCCCATACCTGAGCTGGTGCCATGAACCCATAAGAACCACAACGTAATCGTAAATGATTCATAAAGTAATCACTACAACTATTATATGTTGATGGTGTATCTATGAGGCCTTGACCACAAGTTTCAAATTCATACTTGTAGTCATCATACTTTTCAATCACTTCATTAGTGATCTGATCTCTTGGTGTGATAAACTTTGTATAGTCTGCCTTCTGTAGCTTCTGAAAGTTATCTACCATGTCCGCATACGACAACTCCCGAAACGGAAATGCAGGTCTCTTTTCAGAAACATACTGTGCTATAGTAAGACGAAACTCCTCCTTACCATACTTCTCTGTGCAATGACGAAATTCACCTTTGTTTAAGTAGAAGTCATGCTCATGCAAATAATCATATAATTCTTTATTCATCCGAATAAATGCTCCAATGTTGTAGCTGTTCCATAGCTACGATCTACGTTCCACCCAATCTGTTGTAATATAAACGTCAAGGGTTCCACAAAACTCTTATCAAACATTATATCATAGTTTATCTGATTATGCAAGTCAAATTCTTTCGGAAGCCTGGTCATAAATGAAATAACATTAGTTCGATATGCATTTGGTGTTGTTACTTCAAGGAATTTTATCTTATCACCTTCTTGTATAAGTGGATACTTATTTACTAATCTATCTCGTTTCAATAGATAATTATACACCAAGGCCCCCTTAACGTGCATTGGCGTTCCGTCTGACCAAATATTTGATTCACTTTTATACTTCTGTAAATTATTACAAGACCTAGGATAAGCTATATCTTCAGGATTTAAATTCATAAAAGTTTTACGGAACGATTGTATAAATGTGTTCAGTGTTTCTTCATCTTCATTGATAATTATTTTCAATGCCGTCTTAATCATCTCTCTGCATGGTGCTGGTGTGGAAGATTTCACAGCCTCTATGCCCATCACCTTTAACTGTGGTTCTTTATAACGTACCCCCTCACTGTCATGCACATTAAGAATGTATCTTTTCTTGGCTGTCCATATACCTTTGTCTGCTATAACTTCTCTTGCCATAAACATCTTCTGATCGTATGCTCTCACATACTCTGCAAGTTCTTTATAACATTCTTCTATAAACGGTTCAAACTTTTCTCTACCTACCTTATCTAAAAAATCTACAGGGTTCTTTGGCTTAATCTTTTCAATCAGTTCATCAAACACTACATAAATGGAATCAGTATCTGAAGCCAATACAAAATCTTTATCTTCTGTACCTAAAATTTTATTCAGATATTTATTAACTGCATTTTCAATCCACCGTATCGACAACTGGCCTGCTGTTGTAATGGCTGTCGCCATTCTCTCATCATAATATCTGAAATACTGATTACCTATTGCCCCATAGGCACTATTCAAAGCAATCTTTCTAGACATCTGAATATTATCATACTTAGATATGTCATTCAAATATCTTTCTTCCCTACTATTTTCATATTGTTGTCTTGCTTCTAATGCCCACTTCTTAAACTTAACACGATCATTATACATATTCTCCATCATGTCTGGTAGAAACCCTTGAAAGTCTTTTCTGAATCGTGCCCCATTTGGTGTGACTGCATGGCCGTCATCAACAATCTCTAATTCTTTATTCAATAATCTATCAATAGACACTACCGGATTGGCTTCTTTCGCTAATGTTTCTGGTGAAATATTATACTGCATAATCAGATGAGGATACAAACTGTTTAAGTCAAATGACATCACCCACTTATGTAACCCTGTCTGTGGATCTTTTACATATGCACCCACATACTTATCATCTTTTTTATGTGCTCTCTTTCTGGGGACAGCTACCTTTTTATCTTTCAAGAAATTGTAAATGAAAATGTCCCACATACGAATTGGTGAATAGACATCAACAAAATTTACCTTCGCCTCATAGGCCAAAGTAATACACAACTCAATCAGTTTCATCTTATCTTCAAGTCGGTCTACCAACTCAACGTCTTGAACATTATAATCTACAAACGATTGATAATCATTCGTATACCAATCTCTAAATGTTTCATGGGGATTCTCATGTTTCTTTTCACCCAATTCGACCTCAGCTATGAAATCTAACCTATATGATTCTCTGTTCACATAGGTAAACTTTCTATACAGATCCAGATAATCTAAAATAGATACCCCTAAAATATTATATTTCTGATGTGTCTTCCCATACTGTGTAACTGTATCACCTTTTACAATACCCCACGGCGATAGTTTTTGGAATTCATCTTCACCAAATAACCGACTGATTCTATTACAAAGATATGGTATATCAAAGAACTGGATATTCCAACCAGTTATAACATCTGGCTGTGTTTTAACCCAAAAATGTAAAAACTTTTTAACTAAATCTAATTCATCTTCACATTGTATATAACGAACAGTGTCATTAGTATATTCACCAATGCCCCATACGATAATAGCTTTATTAGAATGATTCTTTACCGTAATACACAACAATGGTTCTTCAGCCTTACTTACTTCCGGAAAACCATTCTCACACTCCACTTCTATATCTAAAGTGATGGTAAGCATTTTACTCATATCCCAATTTACATAATCGGGATATTCTTCGCCAATATAAACATATTGATAGTTGTCTAGGCCATAAACAGCATCAGGAGTATTCTGATGCATCTGCACAAAATTTCTGGCGTCCTTTATGGATTTAAATTTAATAGAATCTAATGGCTGACCATCTAAAGTCTTCCATACCGATCCTATTGGTGAGGGAACATATAAGGTGGGTTGCCATTTTACTCTACGACTTACCCGCTTGCCCTTGACTACTTCACGAACTAAAAGTTGATTACCATGTTGGATTACATTGATATAAAAATCATTCATATAATAATTATATCACAAATCATTCGTTAAGTAAAGTTTTTGGACTCACTTTAGGCACTACAATGCCTGACCCGAACATTTGATTATAATTATTTACTATGTCTTGAGCTGGTTCAGATGTTATTAGAATCCAATCAGTGGGGATTTCAAATTCTTTATCATCACTAAAAGGTAACCAAGGAGCCAAGGCCATTTGCATCTGTTGCCCCTGACCACCCATTGGCACCAGCATCGCTGGTACGTTTACCGTTGTGTATTCTATATTTTCTTTTTTAACATCAGTTACAATATCTTCACCCGACTTCAATCTCAATAATTTTACTGCCATAATATACTACTCCTCACGTTTCTTGCCAATATTATATTTTGTCTCCAACAACCATTCATCTTTTTCTCTGTAAGATAAAACTTTTATTTGTGATAACGGAGCCTTCTGCTCATTGTTACCTATAATCTTTATCAAATCCCAATCTTCCAATAACCCTGCAATTGTGTTTCGTCGTTGTAAATCATTAATAGATATGTTTGTCGGCTTACCATCTAGGGCAAACAACTCTTTAAAATGTACGATAAAATAACGACCTTGTTTGTGTAGTATATGACACGATTGGTATAACTTTCTCTCCTTGCGAGAGGCAACCCCTATGCGGGATAGTGTTTCACGAACTTTTAAAAAATCATCAGCCTCATTTAACGTCACCTCGAGCATTAACTCTGGAGTCCACTCCAACTCTTCCATGTTTACCACCTCGATTTATTATTCTTTTTATATGTTCAATTTGTTCATCATCTAGTATGTCAAGTGCTTGTTTGGCTTTCTCATTATTATAACCATAATATTCTTTAACATACTCAAGATTTTTAATCTTACTAGACCTAAGCCACTTACTAAACCTTTTCTTAGGTCGTATACTATTTAGAAAAAATTGAAACTGTAGACGCTTATCGAGGTAATGCATCCTATTCATTTCATTTACATACAAAATACAGTCAGGAAAAGCTGACAATGCTTTGTTTACTATATAAGCTGGGTACTTCTTCTCCCAGAACTCATCATCACTCGCCATCAAATCTTCTTTCTTATGATTGATTGCGTTCAAATAATCTTTTAACTCATACATAATCTTCTCTATTTCTCCACTTACCTTCATATATAGTTTCTGGTTTAACATTACCCACTAACCAATTATGTCTCCAAGGTGCCCATCCCTGTCTTAAATGTTTTATGAAAGCGTCAGGATGTGTCCATACAGCTACACCCGACTGTTGTAAACGGAAAGACCAATGATGATCTGAAGAGCGACCATTAGGCCATGTCATTAAGGGAAAGTTTAAAAACATCTCTCGTTTTGCTATAGACATAGCAAAATTAGCAAGTGATGTTTGTATAAACCCTGCTTGATGCTTCACCCATTCAATAGTAAGCCATCCCGGATATTCTTCTCTTTGTGGTCCTACACTAACATCACTAATGGTGGGGAGAGTCCCGTGTGTGACAGTACTTATTTTACTAAAACTACCATCGGGCTCTATATGCATATTCATCCAGCCAGTAAACACATCATTCTCCACCTTCTCACCATACTTTAAAATAGTATCAGCTGCTTCTTTACTTACTACACCATCGTCACTCATCACAATATAATGGCTAAAATTTGTTTCTTTAATATACTTATTCATTTGGGCCATTACTTGTGGCTCTGTATAAGCACGAAACCATACCTTAGGTATATCTATATTTTCTTTAAGTGAATTGATAGCCTCATCTATACGACGAGGTTGCATAATCATTAAAACTGGATCAAATCTCATGTGACTTTACTAATTCTTTATATCGAGCTGTCTCCTCTAACATATCAAACTCACCTACATTAAATTTATCTGCTGCATATATATTAGTTTTCAATCTATGAACAGGATTACCTACCCAAGTTTGCCCAGGATAAATTTTAGCTTTCTTAGGAACGATAGTACCCATCCCAATCATAGACCAAGACCCTATTACTTGATATTGATGTATCGCAGCGCCCATACCTAAATTACTATCTCTCATCACATGAACATGACCACCAATCTTTACACCACAGCTTAAAGTCACCCCATCTTCTATAACACAATCATGGGCAACATAAGCCTTGTTTAACATTATAACATTATCATCTATAAAAGTCAATAAACCCTTAGTACCTCCATGAATTATAATAAATTCTCTAAAAACTCCACCAGAGCCTATCAATGTTCGTCCTTCTTTATCCCAATATTCAGTATGTTCAGCTCTACTACCTATCGAACAGTAAGCTTCAAATCTATTATTATTCCCTACCTCTACTTCACCTGTAAAATAACAATAAGGTCCAATATAATTATCAGAACCTAGCACAACATTA